ATGGTCAAGCCTAAGGTTTTCATCGCTTCATCAAGTGAGAGTTTGTCAATAACACGAGCTTTGAGTACGGAACTTGAACATGATTATGAGGTCACCCCTTGGAGTAGCGGAAACTTCACCTTATCAAGCTCAACGATAAACGACCTTGTAACCAGATCTGCAACAACTGACTTCGCGGTTTTTGTTTTTCAGCCCGACGATCTGATTGAATCAAGAGGCAAACAGGAACACGTTGTAAGAGATAATGTTTTGTTTGAATTGGGTTTATTCATTGGATCTATAGGCGTTAAGCGATGTTTCATAGTTAAACCTCGCGGTGAAGAGCTGAAACTGCCTAGCGATTTATTAGGAGTAACTTTAGCTGAGTATGACTCACAACGTTCAGATGAGAATGTCGATGCTGCGGTGGTTCCTGCATGCCATAGAATGCGTACGGCAATGAAGGCTCAAGGTAGCTTAAATCGCGTTTCTTTAGGGTTAAATGACAAAGCAATTGTCAATCCTTATGAATATGAGCTTAACGAGGCAGCAATTAAAGTGCTTGCTGTATGCTTAGAAACCCATACTAAGTATCCAGATGGAATCTCAGCAAACTCAGTTATGTGGTCTGTGAAAGAGATGGAGGAGCAATTAATTACTGTCCAATTGATTAAGTTGGAACGAATGTCACTTATCGAACGTTCACTAAAAATTGATAATAATGATGGCAATGAATTTTATGCGTATGTGATAACGGATCTTGGCATTGATAGACTACTGGAAAATGAAGCGGTTTTAATGAAGCCCAAGCAGCAGCATAAACTACAAGGTGCTCCGCTTGATTTTTCAGATGACATTCCTTTTTGAAAGCTACTGCTCACGTATAAAATAAGACCTGCTTTCGCAGGTCTCAAATTAAAGCCAAAGGTTACCCTGATTATATTTAGAGGGGTGGGGTGGGGCTGGTACGACTTCACCAGGCTTAACGATGAAACGAGCTAGGGTTTCATGTGTTACAAATGTACAGCCACAATTGATGTTCTGGCATTGATGATACCGTTCTTTGGTTTCAGCGCTCAGGTAGCGGCTTGATCGTGCATGTGAGGCATCCTGACATAACGGACAGTGCATCATAATTTTATCCCCTCTCTCGTAGCTTGATGGGATAATAAACCTGAATCTTACATTTGCAAGTTATAGTTTGCTTTTTTAACTTTCATCCTGATCGTATTCAACATCCGACAGTTTAACCTCAAGCTCCAGAGCCGTCGTGAAACCACCGTTACTGAGGGAGTGAGTCACTTTAGTGATTATCCAAGATTGCTCGTTTATAACGCGCTTAAAGCCCGTAACCTTTACAGGTGTCTCAGGGTAGAGATCGGCGCGACCCATCGCGAGACTAATTGAAAACTCCGCAACGCCCCGCTGCAATTTATCCCACTTTGCCTGAGCTGCGCGCATGGCCTGTGCTTTGCTGGCAAAAATTGTTGTCATCGCGAATACGTTATCGGCTTCTCCGGACATGTATTCGCCCTCTCGCGCTTCCGGCTCCTTCGCGGGTGTCTTCGCTTTCGGGTGAGCAACGGCTCCGTTTTTCTTTTCCTTCTCCTTGCGCCTGAGTTTGACCTTTTGCGCCTGCGGTTTCGGGTCTTTCGTGTGCAACCATTTTGCAGTTACGCCCGTATAGGCGCCCCGGTCGGCTATCGAAAACTGGTGGCGATCGCCATCACTGCGCGAAATTGTCACCAGTGGGATAGCCTTACCGCTGGCCGTAACACCGCGCCCGGCTTTGAGTACAAGCAGCTTACCCGCCTTGACTGACACCTCGCCGCCGTTGCGCTCAGCGAGCCGGGTCAGAAATTTGACGTCGGATTCCTGCGACTGGTCAACATGCGGCACGGGTATATTTGCCAGCTCGGGTGCGACGTTCGACCCCAGTTTATTACGGGCGGCGATTGCCTCAACCACCCCGCCGAGCGTGGTATCATGCCATGACTCTTCCCGGCGGGAGTTCAGGGAACCGCGAAAATCAGCACTACGCGCGCGAACAGTAACGGTATCGGGCGCGCCTCGATGTTCGACTTCATCCACGGTAAAGCTACCTTTTCCCACCAGGGCAAATCCTTTCCAGCCGAGAAACAGCGTCAGCACCGCGCCCCGGATCGGCAGTTCGACCAGCCCGTCAGCGTCGTCGAGCTCGATGTCGAGCTGGTCGGCTTCAAACCCCCGGTTGTCGGTAAGCGTCAGGCTCTTTAATCTGTCGCTGATATTTCCGGTGATGTCCTTGCTGTTTATCGTCAGCATAAACGCCGGGGTAAGCACCCCACCGGCGCTGTTTGTCAGTGCATCCAGCATTTCAAGCCCCCATCATGCCTGTTATTTTGGTCGCCATTTCTCCCGCCTTACCGACAAGAGATTGCACCTGTTTACCAATATCTCCGTATAGCACCGCCAGTGACGGATCAACGCGGGTGAGTGTCATCGTGAAATCAATTTTTCGTGCGGTGCCATCAGAGAAAAACAGACTGCCCGTCTCGCTGATTTTGTTAATGACGTACATCCCGTAAATTATCCCGCTACCATCGAGAAGCGGCCACGCTCGCCCCTCTTCGGCCATCAGTCTGACCGTGGTCATTGTCATCTTGCCGCCGGTCAATTCGGGATACAGCACCCCAGCAAGGGTAATTGTTTCCTCACCGATCCCGAGAAACTGATAGGCGTCTCGCTGCCCTACACGTGGATTTGACGGCCAGCGGTATTCCGTATCGCGCTGAAGGGTCTGAAAGGGCAGGCTCTGGCGCATAAAGACAAACATGCCTAACGTGAGCATCATTCTGTTTTTCCTCCTTAGCCGTCGTGCATCATGCTCGCGCGGGTGCGCGCCCGTTTATCGCGCTCATGTTTTTCGAGCACGTCCTGCAACTGGCGGTCAAGCTGGTTGCCCGGCGCAACGCCGCCCTGAAGCGTGATGTGATAATCGTTTTTACTCTGGTCAACATAAGAACGACCGCCCGGGGCTGAGACAGGTTTATAAGCCTGATAGCCTGCAGCCTGGCTGGTTGCCGGGATATAGCCTCCGCCCTGTGTTACAGCACTGGCTTTTGCGGCAGTCTGGTCAAGCGTGCCCGACTCCTTATTGATGACCCCGAGCTTTTCGAGCACCCAGTCAATGCCGCTTCGCAGCTTGTTAAAGGCATTGAGCGGAAACAGCAGCGCATCAGCCAGCGCTTTACCAAACATCACGCCTGCTTCCCGGCAACTGTTGAGGGTGTCCTGCGTCGATTTCACCGGCGCTATCAGGTTCGTGAACCATTGCCACGCCGCCTGAAGCTTTTGCCCCAGCCAGTCAAACACCGGCCTGAGCGGGGCGAACAAATCCGCGACCGGCGCGAATGCCACCCTTAACCCCTCAATGACGCCCCCGAAAAAGGCGCTGATGGGCTCCCAGTATTTGCGAATTAACAGCGCTCCGGCGACGATAGCCGCGACGACGGCCACCACCGGCCATGAGATCGCACCGATAGCCGTGACGATAGCGCCCCCGGCAATACTGAACCCGGTCGCGAGTAATCCCGCCCCTGCAATCAGTGCGTTGATACCCGCCATTACCGGCCAGATAACCAGCCCCACGCCACCGAGCACCGCCGCAAGCCCGGCGATCGCCCCGGCTATCATGATCAGATTTGAGGTCAGGGCAGGATTAGCACTTACCCAGGCATTCAGCTTATCAAGCCATGCGCTGGCGCTTTTCGTCAGGGTGCGCAGGTGGGTATTCATCCCGGTAAATACGTTAAATCGCAATCCTTCAAAAGACCCCTGCAGGCGAGCCACATCGCCCGAGAGGTTATTGCGCAGGGTTTTACCCATGCTTTCGGCTGCGCCGCTGACGTCGCCGAGCTGGTTTTCAACCCCGGCCAGCGCACCGAGGAAAGCGGGTATCTGGTCAATCGATAAATCCTCTATCGGCGTGCCAAAGAGGGAGATCGCCGCGTTTGCCCGTTCCGCCGGGTCTTTGATGGCAAGCAGTCCTTTCGCCGTTTTCTGCATTGCCGCGCGCGCCTTGTCGCCGCCAGTGGCAATGTCGCGCGACATCTTCGCGGCACTGAGTCCGATTTGTTCATAAGCGGCCACGCTGTTTTTAGACATATCCGAGCCACGGATACTGAATTCCTTGATGGCATCGCCGGTTTTGTCGAGCGCGAACTTGCCCTGTTTCGACATATCGACCAGCAAAGACATCGCCTCCGCGCCGGTGAATCCCATGTTGCGGAAGTGGGTCGAGTATTCGTGAAGAATTTCCGGCATTTCACCGCGCATTTCAGCAGATACGCGCTGCATACCTGAGACAATCAAATCGAGCGCCTCGTCGCTGTTGGCCGCAAGCCCGTTTTTCATCATGATCGCGGCAATCTGGATACTCTCGGCGGTGTCGGTGCCAAAAGTGGTCTGCATGTCCAGTGCCTTACGGGTGATGCGGTCGAGCTCTGCCTCGCCCACGGTGCCGAGCGTACCGAGCGTGCTGCGTACCGCTGACACCGCCTCTGTGATTTTCCCGATATCCTCGCTTACGCCCGAGGCGTTGATACGCTGAATGACGTCGGTGTACTGCGTGCCTTTCGCGGCGTCTTCACCCTGACGGGCTGCAATCATTGCCCCGCTTTGTTGCGACTGAATTTCGGGCGCCATCAAACGACTACCGGCATACAGGGCGGCGGTTCCCGCCCCGAGTGCGGCGGCGCTGACGTTTCGCACGCTCGCCGCCGCTGCCTTGCCGCGCTCGTAGCGCTGGCTAACCGCGTTCAGCCTTTCCTGTTGCTGGCTGACGCGCGCCAGAGCCTCGCGCTGGCGGTCGATATTGGCCGTCGTTGCCGCGATGCTGTTTCGCAGGATGCGCCCGGCGCTGGACAGGTTGCGGGTATCGATGCCGGATTGCTGCAGCTCGGTACGATGGCGCTGCACGGACTGGCGCAGGGAGTTATATTTTTCCTGCATACCCGCCGCGCTGCGTTTAGCACTCTCAAAGGCTTTGACCTGCGCCGCCGTCGGGCTTGCCGAGTTTCGCATCTGTATGCCCAGCGCCTCGGCCTCAGCTTTCGCCTTTTTCAGCGCCTCGCCGGTGACGGCCAGTTGTCCGCTGACAGTACGAAACCCCTCAATACGGCGCGCCTGTGCATTCAGCTCCTTCAGCTCATTCTGTGAGCCACGGATATCACCCGCCAGCGTTTTGCTGGCGGTTTGCACCGCCTTAAAGGGTCGCGTCGCCTGGTCAACAGCCTTGAGTAATACCTGTAACTTAACGTTTTCACTCATTCGTGTGTCCGCTTCGCTGGAGCGCTTTATCGCGCCATGTGACGAGCTCGGTCAGGCTCAGGGGATACAGCTCTGATGGCGGCCAGTGGAAAATAACGGCTACATCCGCCATCAGGTCATCGACCGATAATTTTTCCGCGAAATCTAACGTGCCGAGCTCGGCGACAAAAAACCGACCACCTGACCGGCCAGCGCAACGAGATCGGGCAACTCCATCGCGGCGACCTCCTGCTCGGTCAGCATCGGCGCAGTCATGCGGGGCAGCACTTTAATCAGTGCGTCTACTTCGGAGTTAGCGACGGCGGCAAGGCTGACGCCGCGCAGGGTTCCTGCATTGGGTTTAATCAGGGTGATTTCAGTAACCAGCTGGTCGCCGCGTTTCAGGGGTTTTTCCAGGGTAACAACGTTTTCTTTGCTCATGATTATCTCGGTTCAGATTCGTGTGAAGTTAACCGGTCAGCACTGCTGACCGGCAGATTTTTACAGGCCGATATTACGGCGGTGCTGCTCCAGCCGGTCAACGCCGTTCACCTTCTCAATCATGTTGATGGTGTCGATTTCAACCAGCTCTTTACCGTTCATCGTCAGCTTGTAGTAAGTGCAGATAACCGGGATTTTTGACTCGGTATCTTCTCCCTGCTGACCTTCGCCGCTGTCGATTTCCTTCTGACGGCCACGCATGACCACTTCGACCGCGACAGTTTCGCCAGTGTCGTCACGCTGGTAAGAGCCTGCGAAACGAATCGGCACGGCATCCGCACCCGTTGCGGCGTAGAACGACCAGATCACTTCATCCGGGAAACCGCCGAGCGACCACTCCATCGAGAGCGCATCGTCATCGAGACCGAGGTCAACCGGTGCCGAGCCATTCATCCCCGCCCCGCGATAGTTTTCGAGCTTTCGGGTCAGCTTTGGCAGGGTGACAACTTTCGCCACCCCCTGATAGCTGTAGCCGTCTAAAAAGACGTTCATCAGTTTGAGCTTTCGCGGCATTGCCATTTAGTCAGGCTCCTTATTTGCTGTTGACCGAAGACACCAGATTCGCCAGATATTTATCTGTAATGCGCTGGCGCAGGGTCAGATTTTCAAGAGGGGGAACCGGTGTGTAGTCGTAATCGATAAACAGTTTTCCGGCCTTGAGGGTCTCCTTATCGTTGGCCTCTTCATCAAACCAGCAGGTAGCATCAACGATGTACCCGTTTGTTTTGAGTTCGCGGAATTTGGCATTGATGCCGTCAACGATGTCGCGAATTAACGTCGCGGTAATAGGTTTATCGACCGCCCACATGTGCGCCTCGGCCATCGTGTCGGCGATAACCTGCGCGGTTCGGGTGTAGTTCTCAAAAAGGAATAATGGATCGTCTGAACAGGTGCGGTTGCCCCAGAAGCGGAAACCATCCTTTCGAATTAGCGTGGTGACGCCTGCCTCGTTGAGCAGGTCGGCATCGGTTCCCGGCTCCTGCAAATCCCAGAAAACTGACGCACTGATGCCGGTGACCCCATTCACGCCAACGTTTGACAGCGTTTTATGCCAGCCCTGCTCCTGGTCGATTTTGGCACGCAGACCCAGCGCGCGCGCCGTTGCATAGGCAGTAGCCGTGACGTTAGTGACCGTATCCCATGCGAGAAAATCCGGCCAGATGACCATTAGCTCGCGCTGGCTGAAGTTATCGCGGTATTTGATAGCATCAGACAGGGTTTTACAGCCCCATGCGCTGACGTAACCAAAGGCGCGCAGTTTCTGACAGACGGGCGCAAGCGCGGTTGCTACCTCCAGCGAATCCAGACCCGGCACGCCTAGAATGCGCGGCTTAACGCCGGTGACGGCTTCGGCAGTGAGCAGGGCTTTCAGGCCGGTATACTTTCCGCTTTCATCCGTGGTGCCGATGATGTTGGAAATCGTCTGCGCGAGCGCTTCTTCCGGGTCTTCGCTGTTACCTTCTTCAACGCGTACCACAACGGTGACGGGTTTTGACTGGTCAGCAATGGCCTGTAACGCTGCGGCGAGCGTGCCTTTTTTACCGGCTTTTGCAATGGCACTTTGTACGCCGGTAATCAATACCGGTTCATTGAGAGGAAAGGTCGCGGGATCGGCATCGCTGGCCGTGCAGACCATGCCGACAATCGCGGTTGAAACGGTGGAAATAACGCGCGTGCCGTCGTTGATTTCGACAACCTGCACGCCATGATGAAAGTCACTCATCCGTTTAACTCCATAGTTAAGGGGTGAGCGTATTGTCTGGTGAGGATGAGAAAGGGGCTACTTATCGGAGTTGGGTAGGGAATGGCACAACTTTGACTATTAAATAACCAATCATAATCTCAATCAATAAAACGTGATGAATTTATGTAATCATATGCCTGGTAAACGTAGCGCACGGATACATAACCAAAATTTTAAAGGATAGCTATCAGGGTTGGTCATGCTTAAGTACATACTGGTAATCAATTTCATTCTCTTTGGAAACACATCCGAGCTTTTTGCTTACTGGAAGCATGAAGTTATAAGAAGAGATAAATTTTCATTACACAGGCTTTTACGCGAGAAAAAACATTTTGGCCGTAACTACCTTTTCTGGTGGCGACTGGCTAATGAAATGTACATTCATGGTAGCAAGCTCGAAAAGAAAGCAGCTAAGCAACTCAATGCCAATTTATTAACTAAATTTGGGTGTGAGATTTCGCTGGGTGCAAGAATAGGTAAGGGGCTTACAATTCCTCATCATCACGGAATTGTAATTCATCATGCTGTAAGCATCGGTGAAAATTTTGTCATTCGTCAGAATACGACTATTGGTCAAAAGGATGGTGAAAGCAAATCGCTAATATTACGCGTTGGTGATAATGTTGATATCGGTGCAAATACGTGCATTATCGGATTGGGTCATAACATCGGTGATAATGTGAAAATTGGTGCGATGTCTCTTGTAAATAGTGACATCCCTAATGATTGTACATTCATTACCACAAAGACAAGTCGCCTCATTACACACAATAGTTTGTGATGAATGGAAGTTAGCCTGATATTTTTCAGGCTAACTCTGATAGATAGTTATTCTATTTCTGGCCAGATAATTTCTGGCGCTTCACTCGGATTGACCCGGCTCAACAATACTCGATAAATTTTCTTCTTACGCAGTCGTTCCGTTTCATCATCTGTTGCTAAGTTCAGATCAACAGCATCCTGTAAGGTAGAAATTTCATCTGTTACCTGTTTAAGTAGCGCGGCTTTCTGCATAGTGGCGTCCTCAATCAGCGCATATTTCTTAGCCAGAGGATCATCAATCCAAGTTTCTCCATTCCATTTTTGCCATGTGCTTTCAGGAGCTATTAACGTAAAACCTTCGGGGTATCCTCCCGGCTCTGTTATGTGTTTTGGCTCGCCTGTTTGCGTACTAAAAACGGTTTCACCTCTGTGATCTTCGAATGTGTTCCATCGTTCATTTTTAATATCAAAAATAGCGACGCTTCCCGGTTGAGTTTCGGGGGCAGGGTTATTTGTGCAGTTTGCAGGTAGTCCGGTGTAAGGTGGGATAAGAGCATCACCTTTACCAATGAACTCCAGCGTATCAGCACGATAGTTATAAATTGTTATAGTTCGGCTCTGAGCCGTCATTTTAAAAGTCATTAGGCAAGTCTCACAATGTAGTTATATGCAATGTTCTTTACGGTATTTTCTGTATTACCGGTCGCGTTTACTGTGATTGCGTGACCGTGCGCGCCAATTGCGACCGTATGGCTATGTGACCCAATTCCCACAGAGTGGTTATGAGCTCCAATGCCTACCGTGTGTGCGTGCGCTCCAGCTGAGCCGGTACTGGCAGAGGAATATTGTGTATCCAGTCGCCCAGAGGTAAGTGGAATTTTTCCGCCCTGATTAGCGCCATCTGAAGTAGGTATAGGGTGTGTATGTGCACCTGTATTACTGGTAGTTTTCGTACCGTAATCGAAGGTGCTGGTAGTTTTTGTTCCGTAGTCAAAAGAGCTGGTTGTTTTCGTGCCTAAATCGGTATTTGATGCACTGGCACTATGGGTATGCGATTTAATGCCATCTTGTTCCTGTGATAATACGGCTCGACCAGCTGCTGGCTTACCTTTAATTGTCCAGCCGCGCATATCTGGAATAATGCCTGTAGGATAAGCAAGGGCGAGATTAGGGTAAGCGGTTTTTTCGAATTTCTGTCCCTGCATGATGGTGTATCCAGCCGGGATAGCGTCTGATGGCCAGGCTATTGGTGCTCCTGTGGGAAAAGTTTCAGCGGGTGCGTTAGCTGCATCATACTGCATAGCCCATAATGACCACGTGTTGGAATAACACGAGCGAACATAGCTTCTTGAATTGTTGTACACCCGATAAATCTGTGTCACTCCTGCATGTTTATAAACTTCCAGCGAACCGGCTACCGCCTCCGGATAATTTGCCCCGGTTTGTGCCTGCGCGTTCGCTGGCTGGTAATACAGGCCAGCTGTGGTGTAGTCATTCAGATTTGCAGCATTAACTATAGGCGTTGCTAAGGAGAAAATATCAGAAGCACGCAATTCAATATCTTCTGATAACGCCTTGCCATTAACTTTTCTTGTTGACGGCACGCGCCCATTGGCGTTGTCGTTTGCCGCTTTAACCGCCTTCGGTGTGGCTGCGAGCGTCTCAGAGGTGCTGTCAGTCGCGCTGGACAGCTGAACTAGCCCCTTTTGCTTTGTAGAGGCGTCCTGAGCCGTATATTTACCCTGCGCAAGGTCATGCACCACCTTAACCGCTTTTGGCGTCGCTGCGACGCTCTCAGACTCGCTGTCGGTTGCGCTGCTCAGTTGTGTGAAACCTTTTTCGTTTAAAGTCGCGTCTGGGTGACGGAGTGACTGCTCATGCTCTGCGAGCCTGTCATCAACATAATCTTGCGTAGCCATCACCAGTGTCGTATCGATGGTCAGCTCGACCGACGCAATATCGCTAACCATGATAACCATACGCACCGTTTGCGCGCGGCCTGACCCCTCGGCCAGCTCCGGTTTATAGCTTTCCGCCATATTACCGACGGCAATCAGCGTGCCAGTATCGTCATAAAGCCCGATTTCTCGCATCCAGAAACCGCCGGTTTCCGGTGGAATAACGAGCTCGGCCACAACGTAATTTTTATTCTTTTTGTCCTGGCTGATTTTATTCAGAGCGTGCCGCCATCGCTCGTTAACGAGTTTTGTCTGGCTGGCGTCCGGTTCTGGCAGTTTCCCGCCGCCATCGCCCACGGTCATTGCCGTAAAGTTGACTTTTTTCCCGTTGGGGAGCGTCGCCGCCGCCAGTTTTATTGCACCGGCTTTGGTGATTACCGTTTTATATTTTACTGTCATATTGCTCTCACTTAGCCCGGATAGATGGTGATAATGTCGCCGTCATAGGTCAGGGCTCCGGTATACAGATAGCCCGGAATATCCTGAATAATATTCAGGCCGATAAGGTGGCGGCTCGCGGGTTTTGCGTCAGCGATAAGCCGCTCCATTTCGTAATACATTTCTTCGGTGATGCCGGTTTCCAGCACACCAATATCAAGCCGGAATGTGCCGGGCGGGTCGCTGGTCTCCCACCACTCAGACACGTTAATCAGATAACCGAGCGGCTCAACGACGCGGCGCACTGCGCCTATCGTTCCCTTGTGTGCATGGATAAACCACGCGTTTCGAATCACCTCGCGTTTCGTTTCCTCCGCCCAGTTCTCGTCCCAGCGATCGACCGAAAACGCCCAGGCGAGCCACGGCAACAGACTGAGAGGGCAGTCGTCAGGACTCCACAGACGACGCAGGGGGATCGGGGTGTTTTCAATTTCTGCACAAGCTCTCGCCGCTGCAACTTCAAGCGATGAAGAGCCAACCGGCAAGAGTCGGGTGTCATTCATCGTTACCCCCTACCGTTACGCTGTACGCGCTGCAGAATGAGGCCTGTGTCGCATCGAGAACAATGTCGGCCACCGGTGCGGCCAGCTCGACGCGCTGCACTCCTTCGACGTGTAGCGCCGCATAGATCGCAGACTTGCGAATGTCGCGACCGAGCCGGTGCTGCGCGCTTATGTATTTCTTCAGCTTTGTTTTTGCTGCATCAACCACTGCCTCGCTTTCCGGGCCGGGGTAGAGATAGAGCGCCGCCTCGATGGTGTAATCGACAATTCCGGCTGACTGCACGGTCACACGGTCGGCCACCGGGCGAACGTCCTCATCGTTCAGCGCTGCACGCACCACGGCGAGCAATTCGTCAGACGCTGCGCCGTTGTTCTCACGCGACAGCACCGACACGGTGACGCAGGCAGGCTCCGGGCTGATAACCGAAATATCTGCGACCCGCCCATCGGCGCTGCGGCCATGAAACTGATACGCGCCTGTTGACCCGGCCACGCTTAATCCTTCAAACGCCTGCTGAATACGCAGCCGGTAATCGGTGTCGGACTCCATAACGGCAGGCGTTGGCGGCAGCGTGCTGTCATCGGCAGGCGTGATAATGAGTCGCTCTACATTGAAGTTTGCGCCCACGTTATCGAGGTCATGACTTTCAGCGTGCGCCAGCATGACCGCGCGAGCCGCCTCATTAACCCGCTGACGCCAGATGACTTCGCGATAGGCATTTTCTTCCAGGTATTTCACCAGCGGATCGGATTCAAGTGCCAGCGTGCGCGCAACGGCTTCCTGTTGCTCTTCAGGAAAAAGAGAAATCAGCGTGGCCTTTCGCTCAGCGAGGATAACTTCGAAGTCGAGCGTTTCGACAACATCCGGGGCGGGGAGCTGGCTCAGGTCAATAATCGGCATTGCATTACCTCACGGGAATGGTTAGTGAAAGAGGCTGGCCGGTGTCGCCATTTTCGCCCGTCAGGTTGACCACCATTTTTCCATCAGGCTGGCGCACGGTTTCTATTGCTGACAGGCTGACGCGTGGCTCCCACTTAAGCACGGCCATGTAAACCGCGACCTTGATTTGCAGCTCAAGCGCATCGGTATGCGGCTGGTCAATCATGTCGAACAGCAGCGAGCCATATTCACGACGCATGACGCGCGAGCCAACAGGCGTGCGCAGGATGTCGCTGAGGCTCTGGCTGATGTGTTCCGTATCGGTAATTGTCCGGCCATCGATTCGGCTCATGCCGATATAACGGGCTGTCATAGTGGGGCTCCAGTCTCACCGCCGCTGTCACCGGGGTGTTTATGGGTATGCAGCACTTTGCCATTTGAAGACAGATTGCCGCCGCTGTGCTCGATGTTGCCCTTCATCGTTCCGCCCTTCTGCACCTCAATCGAGCCGGTGATAAGCTTGTTAGTGCAGACTACTTCTGGCGTATCGAGTGTGATGCGGGTATCCGCCCTGACCAGTACCATCGGTACGGTTGCCGTGATGGATTCAGACGCCCTAATGTCGGCGGTTTTAATACCGCTGACGGTCAGCGCGCTTGTCTCTGGTTCATACTCGATAACTGCCCCGTCAGGAAAAGCAATATGCAGAGCATCAGCCGAGACAGAGGGCGCGGGGTAGTCATCCGAAAAAATGGCTGGCAGCACGAAAGCGGTATCGAGCTCACCGCCCACAGCCAGAATAATGACCTGCTCGCCCACCGAGGGTGCCCACCACGTGCACGTGCGCCCGGCGCGTTGAGTCAGCCACTGAAGCCAGTCGGTCTGTATTCCGCCCGTCTGCACACGACAGCGCCCGGCATCAAGGTCAGTTTCGACAATGACGCCGGTGCGAATCATGTTGCGCAGTGCGCGCGCTAGTTCCTGAAGAGTTGCGAGAGTATTCATGTGACTCAGGCTGCCTGAATCATTAAAGTTTTACTAATGACTGCCGTTTTATGAGTTACCACACAACATTGGAGGCTAATGAGTGTTCGCTTTTATTAATCAATATAAAGATTTTTTTATTTACTTCATTTATGGCGCTGTTTTCTTAGTGGTGTTGAACAGGGCTTATGGTGTTTCAAATTTACTAAGGTTTATTTTTCGCTATCTAAATATCGGGTATTCAGACCCGAGGATGAAGAAATTAGATGATAGGTGGTTTGACATTCAGTTATTTAAAGTAATAAACGGCATTAATGCAACTGATATAAATGATGCGAGATTAATTCAGAGAGGGCTAAACGAAGGGGCATTGAATCCTTCTTTTTTTATATTATCCAGCTCATGGGGCGATGTAACTAAAAAAATGTCATTAAAGAAAAAGGTTTTTTCATATCTTGTTGGGGTGGCCTTTTTTGTTATGGGAAGTTCTGCCTGGTATGAGCAAAATGCTCTCATAAGTGGTTTTGTAAAAATCGATTATACAAACTATAGCTTTTTTTTATCGAAAGAAAAATTAATGATTACTTCGCGTGGTGGTAGTATCGAGCATGCAACAGTTCGCAGCAAGGATGACTGTATTCGAACTTTAGATTTAGTGGATGAAACATCTATTGCTGCAATAGCATGCAATAAGTTTTTGGATTCAACTTTGTCATATCACTGGTGGCTGGAAAAGGAGATTAAGTCAATTGATGGCAGGAAAAATACCCTGATGCTCTTTTCTTATTTATATTGCATTATCAGCGTGCTTTGGATTTTTTCATTGTTTCAATTTAATCGAGCTAACGCAATGGTTGCGAGCTATAAGTTATCACAAAGCGAATCAAGTTGATGCGGTTGATTATAAATAGTAATTAGTTGTTATAATAATTAAGTTTTACTCGCCCCAAGTGAATCATAATATTAGAGGCGAGTAAAAGTTATTTTTCTTAATACCCCCAGTGCTGTTCCAACATCTTAATATGCTAAGTGGCTAATCACTAAATCTTCAACAAATTCTTCATCAGCTTCGGAAAAACCGAGTAACTGGCGCTCGGGATATTGCACGGCGGGGCTACTGCGCCCCGGCTTATCCTTAAGCCCTGACTGGTGAACACGCGCAATGCGTTGCACCCTCCCGGTGAACTCCACCGCCGCCGAGCTGTCATCGCCGCTGGCTTTGATGTACCGACTTGTGCGCAGCTTTGCGAACATCTCACGTTTGACGCGGCCTTTTTTGCCCTTAATCGGCTGACGTTTTCTCGGCGTGTACGCTGAACCATCCGGCGCCGTCTGCGATTTGATGCGCTTCTGTTGTCGCTGGCGCATCTCCTTAGCAATATCAGCCGTCAACCGGCGACGTCCAGCCGGTGACAGTGACGCGATTAACGCCTCCAGACGTTTTTCGAATGGGGTTAGCTCACTCATTCCATTTACTCACCAGTTCGCCATTGATATAAAGCTCCATTGGACGGGTGACAGGTTCGGGCGGCGCTGGTTCCGGGATGTTTTCTACGTGTAGCGCGCTCTCAACCTGTTTAACAATGGTGCGCTCGGTCAGCAACAGACTGATGCTGACATCGAAGCTGTTATCCATATTGATATCCGCATACCACGTAAAGCCTTTTTTGCGACCTTCCTCAGATGTCATGATGTCGGGCTGATGCTCGCGCAGCCATGCCAGCACCGGCACGAGCAACAAATCAAAATCACCTGTGAAATCAGTTACCACCACGTTGAGTGTGTACTGCTTTTCAAAAGACAGTGAAGCGGCCAGCGTGGAATTGATTTTCCCGTTATCGATAAACAGGCGCAGCATTTCCGGGTTTTTGCTCAGCACCGGCACCGATTCGGTCAGGGCTTTGCGCAGGCTGTCGGGTTTCAGCATTGAGTTCGTCCTGGCATTGTTTGACGGTTTCAACCTGTAGCGCGCAGCTCTCTAACGCGCGCTCAAGGTTGCGGATATCGGCGCTTAAGTCACCGTTGGTTTTCGGGTCGCTTCCCGGCATCGGGCAAAGGCTGACTTTCGGGCACCCGTTGTAGACAATCACCGGCTGAGGCGCAGGCGTTTCGGACGTGCAGCCGACGCACAGCATCAGGCAGGTCAGCGCTATACCAGCGGCGAAAGGCTTCATTTTCATTAAGCAACCTCGTAACAGTATGTTCCCGCAACGCTTCACGCTCTCTGGCCGCGTTCAGCTTATCGCGCAGCTGAACCTGCGCCCGTTCGTTTTTATCTGCCCTGGCATTCGAGACGCTGAGCTGATTTTTCAGCATGCCGACGGTTCTCTTTTGCGTACTGGCGACGTCGTTTGCCCTGTCAAAAGACGACTTCAGATTGCCGTTTTCATGTCGCATCCACAGCAAGCCCAGTACGGCGAGCCCCAGTAGCACTACCAGTGTTTTCATACCGCCACCCCGCCAGCGCTGCGCCAGACCGTCACCAGCTTTTCAAGGCTGTGCTCATGCTGGCCGTAACCGGCACCGGGCAGAGACGCCCAGATATTGCGGCAGCGGGAAATCGCGCGCTCAATACGCCTGTTGCGTAAATCGTCCAGCGCACCCCGCTCACGAATCAGCTGTATGGCGAGCTTGTCCTGAGACAGTGGGCTGAAATCAGGCAAATCGAGCTGCTGCTGATAGTGCGGCCAGTACAGATAGAGCTGCTGGTATCGCCCGGATGCCGTGGATTTCTCGCCGCGTCGGTTGAACACCTTCGCCGGGCGACCCTGCGCAAAGGGGTGGTCGCAGTAATTCGTGAAGACCTCTGGCTTACCATCCATCCCGGTGACAATGACGTCATAGCCGCGATTGTTGGTCAGCGGGTGCGTGGCCGTTCCTTCGGCATAGGCCAGCATGTCGAGGAATGCCGCGATATTCTGGTGAGTATTAATGACCGGCATCGTTGCCCCCTTTGAGCGACTTAATTTTCCGCTGGATGGCGATTTCAACCACCTGATAACCGGCAATGCCGAGCATCGAGCCAATCCCACATACCGCCGTAAGCGGCATATCAGGGAATTGCACCAGTACCACCCCGGCCACCATCGACACAAAGCCGCCAAGCAACATGCGCCCGATAAACAGACGGGGCGTGACTGGCTCACCACCCGCTAACACTTTGCCCACCACAATCATCGCGCCGATCACAAACAGTGACAGAACGCCTTTTTCACCTTCAGTCATATTCTCACTCCCACAGATTGATAGTTTCAGCGACGGGGGAAGACTGCACGTCAGGCAGCTCGACGGCGGTTCCATGCGGTAAAATCGTGCCCAGCTCCGCAAGCCCCGGATTCGCATCGAGCACCGCCTCAAAAGCCCCCTCAGTGCGCCCGTAATACCGGGCGCAAATGGCGTCAAGGGTGTCTCCCTGAAGTGCGCGAATGAGCATCAGATTTGCCCCACGATACAGCGCGACTTGCTCTGAATGCTGGCGACAGCCCAGCGCATATCCCGCCACATTTCATCGATAGTGCTGTCGATGCTGTCGGCCTTTTTGTCACCTTTGGCGCTGGCATCCACGCCCCTGTAACGCTCGTAAAGCGTTGCGGCCGTCATCGAACAAACGGCGTTGAAGTAGTGGAAGACCCGCACGCTTTCGCCGTCGAGCTTATCGGTCGGCACGTCTTCCAGACGCTGATAGCCGGTGTCCTGCTGGTACTCGCGCCACGCGCTCAGCTCGGCGTTGGTTTCGGCCATGGCGGTCTTAATCGCGCGGCGCAGGCGAACCGCCGAAACGGTTTGTTCAAGGCGCATTTCATCCCGCACCCGCGTCGGATCGATATCCGGGAAAAACGGTGTGTTCTGGATGATTTGCTCTTCTTCTGGCACAGGCGGAATAACCAGTTGCTCACGCTGTTGCGCCGGGGTGTTTATTACAAGTGTCGTCATGACAACCTCGGGTAATGGGTGGGCGGTGGACGCCGGTCGCAGTCAGGGTAATTAATACCCGCATTGACCGGCGTGCCGCCCGGCTCGGGGAGCGTTCGGTTAACCTGCGGCTTTTGCCGCTTTAGGTGGACGTCCACGCCGCGCCGCTGGCTTAGCGGCTACTTTGCGCGTGCGTGTTTTAGTCTGTTTTGGCGTGGTCTCGGGCTTTGGTTGCAGCGTCCGAGTAAGTTGCTCGATATCCTTGCGCACCCCGATAGCCCCCTCAAGCTGAATGGCGCGTTGCAGATGGGTCAGCGCGTCAGTCTGACGCCCCGCATCGCGCAGCACATAGCCGGTAATCTTGTGCAGCTTCGCGCGCACGATATCCGGCATATCTGCTTTCTCTGTCAGGTCGATGGTATCGAGGTGCCACGTCAGTGTTACCGGCTGGTTTGCGGCTCTTTGTCGATGGGCGGACAGTGCTACTTCCTCAGCCAGCACATAGGCCGCGTGCCGTTTCCCTGTCGGCATGGTCAGGCCGTACTGCATGGCATAACGGGCAACTTCCAGTGCGCCGGGGATATCGTCTGCATCGAGTCGCCAGAGCATGACGGTCATGACGATATCGTCCTGCGCCCCCTTGCCGCCGTTCAGGACGCCGTTCACCCACGGCGAATAGAACGGCAGGAGCTCACGTTTTTTATCGGCTTTACGCTCTTTTGAATGGATCGCTGATAGCGTCCGGCGGTCTGCGGCCAGCTTAACCAGCATCTGCTCGTAAGCATTTGCATTGCGCAGCGGGGCTGCATCCCGCCGCGCATTTTCAGTGGCCGAGACCCGCATCATGTGACGTGCTGCGGGGCTCATCATGGCTTACTCTCCGTCGGTCTGCTGGGAAGACGCTTCAGCGCTTTCTGTTTTGGCAGTCGCGGCGAATTTACCCAGGGTGATATTTTCAATCAGGCAACCGGCGGCGTACGCTTCAACCACATAATCGATATTCATTGATTCGTAGTTCTCGATGCGGTCTTTTTTCGGCTCCTCAATGATGGCGCGGCGGTGCGCATCATCCATGAAGTAAATCGACAGGTTATCGAGACGCGTCACCATCAGCGCATTAGCCGGGAAATACGGCACGCGCACGGCTGGCAGGTTGCCGATTCGCTTCTGGCTGATAATGATGTCTGCTGCCAGTGATTCGCTGTTGTCCTGCGACTTGTTGACGATTGGGAAATATTTATCAGCCAGCAGTTTGCGGCCGGTGATAACCACGAGCTCCGGGTCATCCTGATAAATCTCGTCAATCAGGTTGGTTGTTGCATCCATCACCAGCGCATCAAGGTTTTCGTAATCGCCATTTTCACCCACGCGGATCACGGCCGAAACGACGTTGCCATCATCATCGGTCACTTTTGACATAACGCGTTTTGGCGCGTCGCTGCGGTATTTCTGCAGCCAGCCCACCGCGACATCCTGCAACATCGGGTTTTGCTTACGGTTGGATGTTTCAGCACGTTCAACCCCGTTGAAACCAGCCATGATGAAATCGAGCGACTGGCGCTTGATGATCGCGTCGCGGATACGATTCTGGAAGTCCTGGAAACGCGCCCACAGGTCGAGCTGCTTGTAACGAATATGGAAATCGAAGTTGATTTGCGCACATTCATATTTGTTGGACTCGAGCGCAGTAAAGTCAGCGGTTGAGCGCTCGTCGTCACCCGCTGTATCGGCTGTACTGGCAATCGTACCGTTTACCCCCACACCGACTTTTTCGCCCTTCAGCTCGTCGACCGGCACAATGTTAATTTTTGTCAGGAACTCAGAGGACACCTGAAGGGTGTTCATCAGGGTTTGCGTGACCGTCGGCTCGACGCTGAATTTCTTCGCCACATCACCAGTGTCAACGCCGTTCAGTTCGGCAATACGACGCAGGTAGGCATTAAATTTAAAGCGGGTATCTTTACGCATTGTTATTCCTTGTATTCACAAAATGGCTATGCCCGGACGCCACGCGCCCGGCGCGTTATCAGCAGTTAGTCAGCAGCTCGTCACCGGTGCCGCCCTTCGATTTCTCGCGGCGGGGCTGGCTCAGGCTTTCGGTGTTATCGAGGGAGCTTTTAAGGGAGCTAAACGCCTGCGCGTTTTCTTCGGCCTTGCTGGTTACATCCTGTTTGAGCTGCGCAAAAGCGGTCTCCAGTTCGGTGACGCGCTTGTCGGTTTCGGTAAGGTTGGTTTGCACCTGCTCGGTGACGGTCGTCACCGCTTCATGCACATCGTTAAAACGCGCGTCGTCGGTGGCCTGCTTACGGCTGAAGATGGCTTTAACCGTTGCGGTCAGGCTGTTGAGCATGGTGTCGGGAACGTCTTCAAATTCGAGCTCGGCTAGCGAGGCCACAGAGAAGAGATCGCCCGGCTGGTCTTTTTTACCGGCGAGCGGGTTCTGACTGGCACGGCTGCAGAATTCCAGATATTCCGTGCCGAGGCTTGCCGGATCATCAGTGACCGCCAGCCCCACGAGATAGCTTTTGCCAGAGTTGGCAAAGTTCGGGCGGATTTCAACCGAGGTATAAACTTTCTGACCGGCACGCACCATGCTGACCAGCTCGTCGAGCGGTGCGATTTTGGCGAACAGGGCTTTTTTGCCATTGAGCGCGGAATCATCGCTGATGACTTCCGATTTCACCTCGACCACATCGCCGTAACGTTTGAGAACGCTGTCGGGAATAACGCTGCGCAGATGTTCGAGATTGATGCGGCAACCATAGACACGCGGGTCGAACGTGTCCGCCATATCCTGAATATCCTCGCCACTGATGACGCGGCCATCGCAGGTGTCACCCTCGACGGCGATGCGAAACCATTTAGAAATTTTTTTAGCCATTGTTCAGATGTCCTGATGTTGGGTTTTCGGGTCGCTTGTAGTTTCACGACTCCGACCCACATCAGCCACCGGTTGCAGAAGTGCAATCCCTGACACAACAGGCGCTTAGCGATTAAGCCGCGCCATTTCCTTAGCCTTGCCTCGTAACAGTGGAAACGAGGCATCTATGACCATTTCAACAGACCTTTCACTTTTGAATGACCCGCGACGACAGGCGCGTCTGCTTTACTGGCAGGGGTTCGCCGTGCCGCAAATATGCGACATGCTCGGCCTTAAACGCCCGACGGTGCAGAGCTGGAAACAGCGTGATGGATGGGAGGAAACCACGCCGATTAATCGCGTTGAATCGACGTTAGAGGCGCGGCTGATTCAGCTTTATGCCAAGACAGACCTGACACCGCATGATTTTAAGGTTGCCGACTTTTTGTCGCGCCAGATGGAGCGCCTTGCACGGGTGAACCGTTACAGTCAGACCGGAAACGAGGTGGACTTAAACCCCAAAATTGCCAGCCGTAACAAGGGGGATCGCAAAAAGCCGAAACGCAACTATTTCAGCGAGGAGGCAATAGAGAAGCTGGAAGAGATTTTCCTCGACCAGTCCTTTGAGTATCAGCTCAACTGGCACAAGGCCGGGCTTGAGCACCGTATCCGCCATATCCTCAAATCGCGTCAGATTGGCGCAACGTTTTATTTTGCTCGCGAGTCGCTGCTGCGCGCCCTGAAGACAGGCCAGAACCAGATTTTTCTTTCGGCCAGTAAAACGCAGGCTTATGTATTTCGCAAATACATCATCGCCTTTGCGCGTCTTGTTGATGTCGACCTTTCAGGCGATCCGATTGTCATCGGCAACAACGGGGCAGAGCTGATTTTTCTCGGTACCAATTCCAACACGGCGCAGAGTCACAACGGCGATTTGTATGTCGATGAAATTTTCTGGATACCCAATTTCCAGCGGCTGCGCAAAGTGGCTTCGGGCATGGCCTCGCAGTCACACCTGCGCACAACCTATTTTTCGACGCCCTCTACGCTTGCGCACGGTGCGTATCCGTTCTGGTCGGGTGAACTATTTAACCGGGGGCGCAGCAGTGCGGCCGAACGGGTCGACATCGATATCAGCCATCAGGCGCTCGCCGGTGGCATGTTATGTGCCGATGGCCAGTGGCGGCAAATCGTCACGATTGAGGACGCGCTCGCAGGTGGCTGCACCCTGTTTAATCTTGACCAGTTGAGGCAGGAAAACAGCGCAGACGATTTCCGCAACCTCTTCATGTGCGAATTTGTCGACGACAAGGCGTCAGTATTCCCGTTCGAGGAGCTGCAGCGCTGCATGGTCGATGCGATGGAAGAATGGGAAGATTTCGAGCCGTTCGCCGATCGTCCGTTCAACTGGCGCCCGGTCTGGATTGGATACGACCCTTCACATACAGGAGACAGTGCAGGCTGCGCGGTACTGGCTCCGCCAGTTATTGCCGGTGGCAAGTTCCGCATCCTTGAGCGTCATCAGTGGAAAGGCATGGACTTTGCCGCGCAGGCCGAGGCCATCCGGTCACTCACAGAAAAATACACCGTTGACTATATCGGCATCGATGCGACCGGTATCGGCCAGGGTGTTTACCAGCTCGTGCGCTCATTCTTCCCGGCGGCACGCGCCATCCGTTACACACCGGAAATGAAAACCGCAATGGTGCTGAAAGCGAAAGACACCATTCGCCGCGGCTGTCTGGAATATGACGCCGGTGCGACCGACATCACTCAATCATTTATGGCTATCCGCAAAACCATGACCAGCAGCGGCAGGAGCTCGACTTATGAGGCCAGCCGCAGTGAAGAGGCCAGCCACGCGGATATAGCCTGGGCAACCATGCACGCCCTGTTAAACGAACCGCTTTCAGCCGGTAGCGGAATGCAGTCTCATTCAATTCTGGACATCAACTAAGATGAAAAAACGCCAAAATAAACAAGCTAATAAAGCAACCGGCATGACCGCCACCGCACCGCAAAAAATGGAGGCTTTCACATTCGGTGAGCCCTCGCCGGTACTCGATCGTCGCGACATCCTGGACTATGTCGAATGCGTCCATAATGGCCGCTGGTTCGAGCCGCCTGTCAATTTCTCAGGGCTGGCGAAAAGCCTGCGCGCCGCCGTGCATCACAGCTCCCCGATTTACGTTAAACGTAACATCATCGTCAGCACCTACATCCCGCATCCGTTGCTGTCACGCCAGGACTTCAGCCGCCTTGTGCTTGATTATCTGGTGTTTGCGAATGGCTACCTTGAAAAGCGCATGAGCGTCACCGGCCAGTTGCTCAAACTGGAAACCAGCCCGGCCAAATATACTCGCCGGGGCGTGGAGGAGGATGTTTACTGGTATGTGCCAAGCTTTACAATGCCGCACGAGTTCGCACCCGGTTCTGTTTACCACCTGCTTGAGCCGGACATCAATCAGGAGCTGTACGGCATGCCGGAATATCTGAGCGCACTCAATTCCGCCTGGCTGAATGAGTCTGCCACACTGTTTCGTCGTAAGTATTACCAGAACGGGGCGCATGCGGGTTACATCATGTATGTGACCGATGCCGCACAAAGCAGCACCGATGTTGACGCGCTGCGCTCGGCCATGCGTGATTCGAAAGGGCTTGGAAACTTCAAAAATCTTTTTTTCTACGCGCCAAATGGAAAGCCTGACGGCATCAAGATTGTGCCTTTGAGTGAAGTAGCAACGAAAGATGACTTTTTCAATATTAAGAAAGTAAGTGCCGAAGACCTTTTGAGTGCACATAGAGTGCCTCCTCAAATGATGGGGATGATGCCAAATAATACTGGGGGGTTTGGTGATGTAGGTAAGGCTGCACAGGTGTTTGTAAGAAACGAATTACGCCCTTTACAAGAACGAATAAAAGATATAAATGAATGGATTGGGGAGGAGGTGATAAGATTTGCAAAATACAGCTTCTAATAATTAACAAATTAAAGCCATCATAGATGGCTTTAATTTTCAAAAGCCATAGTAATGAATACGCAAAAGGTTAATTATTTTCTCCGCATCATTAACCTCGGTTGATGGGGCGGATATGTTGCTAGCATGTCTAGCCCCTTTGTGTGCGACAGAACCCCGCCTTGTACCATAACTATCTAAATCAGATAAAAGTATAGGGTCAATTGAACTTTCGTCATAGCCACAAAATAACGACAATGGAACAAATGAATTTTTCTTAATGCCATTGTTTTTTTTGACTTTCAATTCGGCGGCATTGATTACTTTTACAACCGCATCTTTGAAGTCTGGTTCATCATAAGGTTTGGTGATAGATATCACATCTTCAACCTGACATGCTATAGCCATTATATTTTTCAAGAACTTTGTATTGTATCCATTAATCAATATATCAGCTTTTATTTCAGTTAGCATTTCGCTGGCTTTAGCCTCGATGTATTCTTCAAGCTCAGCGTGAACCAACAATCTATAAGCGGCAATATTTAGCGCGTCAAAATTATAGCCAATAGGATCATTGGCTTCATTCCTTAATTGGCGACTCATATATTTCCGCTTTAACTTTTTGACTCTCTTAGTCATTTCATTAAAGAGTTTACTGGATTTTGGCATTTACAAAATCCTTATAGAATTTCCATCATACTGCATTCCCAAAATATCGGCTAAAGTGCGCCCCCACATCTCAATTCGGGTGATGGTAGCCGATGTTGTTTTAGGCGTTTTTTCAACAGAATCTCGGAATTCCTGATTTAAGCATAGGGCTTTAAAAGCATCTTCAACTGCACTTGTATTTTGCAGTGCAGCCTGTGAAACTTTTGGATCACTGAAGAAACGAGCAACACAGTCAAATACAGCTCTGTTAATTACTCTTTCATATTTGGTACCAAGCCATTTTTTGAATGAATTATCCCCAAAAATTTGCACTGTAGTATCCAAGGCTAAATTCAAAGCATTTAAAGCATCAACTACTTCTTGCTTGTGATTATCCCAACCATTCTCATAAAACCCAACAATTTCATCCAAGAACTCTTTAAAATTCCCACGGTATTCTTCTACTCGTTTATTATAAGCAACAAATCGTAATACCAGTTCTGAGTCACGCATTCTTTTATCGAGCGCCTGCCCGAAAAGAGCATGGAATTGGTTGCTTTGAGCTAAATAAATTTCGATTTCATCGAGGAGTTTGCCTCCGATAAGTGCTTTTCTTAATTCTTGCGGAGAAAGAGGAAGACTACCACTATTTAATCTGTAAAATATCGCATAAAGGAAGTTTTCATCCTGCCAACTTCTTATAACTGTAGAACGTAAGGTGCTATTATCCAAATACTCACGATCTTCACTTGGAAGCTCACTGTATTTTTGTCCGTTAAGCTCAGGCCTGATATCTAATCCTTTAAGTTTAAAGCCATCAGCTAAAAACTCAGTAATAGCCATTAATCTCTGCTTTCCATCGATAACAATGAATCGGCCTCTGTGTTCTTTTTGTTCGGCAAGCACAATATTTGGTACTGGCATCCCTACGATAATGGATTCAATCAATCTACTTTTACGTTTATCATCCCATGCACCACGTCTTTGAAAGCTAGGTTGAAGATCGATATTTCCTTTTCTTATTTGATTATCTATCGTTTCAATTGTCCAGTCAGCATTCATTACTACAGATTCTTTAAAAGAAATAGATGTATTTAAATCATCTTCATCTTCTTGCTGATTATCTGGAATTTGTAGCTCGTATTGATCGATACTTGACATATCTCACCTCAATTAAAATCATTCCTTCTAAAATCGAATGGCTAGAATAAAAATGAATCGATTTAAGTCGGTTGTATGTTCCTCATTATGATGCACAAACAACACCGAAACTTCAACATGATGGTGAAACGAACTAGACGTTACCTCATGCAGCGCGCAATGCTCTCCCCGCCACGCCTGCCCGCTTCATGTGCCTCTTTTAATGCAGGTGCATCAGGAGCGCCAACACGCGCCAGCTCTGGCGCTGGCTGGCAAGATTGGGGAAGTAAAACGCATGCAATATGATGCACTAAATGCACGCAACGCTAAAAAAGGGAAAAATTGGGGTCAAAATCATCGCTTTTTGCTTCGACTTGCTTCATTGACAGGAGGAAAATCAGACCTTCTCTGAGCGAGGTCGGGCGCTCGTATTCGATGATGAAAACGTTGTCATAAGTCCGGCCTAGCCAGTAACCGCCGCCGTACTCTTTAGGGCGCTGGAAGAACACCCAACCGCCAGGGCGATAATCGTTAAGCGCCTGGCCGCGATACACAATCTGATAATTTGAATCTTTACCACCCATACTCCCCCCTAAAATAACAGCTCAAGTAGATCCCGGGGTTGTTTTCTAACGCCCCGCGTTGCGGGTTGTTCAATCCCGCCGACGCGAAAAGCCAGTTTTCGTATCAACGGGATTTACTATTTAATGCCAGCTTTCGTCTTGCCAGACTTCTTGAATGATGCCATCTAGCCGTTCCCGGTCTGAATCGTCGGGAAATCCTACAATTTCCACACCGGTCATCGACCCTTTTTTACAGTCACACTAGATTCTGGGAATTTATTTTTTATCCTGCGGTTCAACTCACTTTCAATGGCATCAACCATTTGTTGCGCCATCTTCTGCTCTTTGCTGAGCGTGATATTTATGTTCATCGTTCATTGAACCTCGTAGAACATATCGTCTTCTTCTCTGTCGTTTTCTCTGCTTGCTAAGTCAGCAATGATGGAGAGGGCAATTTTGAGATCTGCCGACTTACAATTTGCAATCAGAGATACTTCGGCAATGAATTGCACACATGCCCATTTATGCTGCGTTTGGTTGAACCGCTCACCAACCATGAGACCCTCCATCAAAAATCACTGTATATTCATCCAGTATATCAACTGAAAATGAAATTGAAAGAAAAAATGTTTGTTAGGTAACTTTTCGTATGTGCATGAAATGAATGTGAATTAATTGCTGACATAAACTGTCAGATTTGGAAAACTACAGAACCTGTATGTCATGTGAACAGCTATGAAAATTTGCTACGGTTAGATTTTTAAGGAGTAGAAATGCGTAAGGCTTCGATTGAGCTGATGGGAACGACGAAGATTGTGTGTTTAGTTGCCGGTGCGCTTGGCACAGGGCGGTGCTTGCATATCGTCGTCATTTCACAGGATATGTCTGTTACGCCTACACAAGAGCAATGGCGAAAAGGCGTCGAGCTATGTCAAAAGAAAGCTGTTGAGCTTCGCTATGAAGTTTCAAGGATTCTAGGCGGTAGAATGGCCGGTTTGTAATTCTATTATTAGCATTGGCGCCATTTATCGTCCTCCTGTAAACGATTATTTCTATAAAACACTCGTAAACCACCGCCTGAAGGGATGCTCCCACCACGGAGAAGTAGGTTAATCTCAGAAGCATCACCTTCAATCCCCCTCGACTTGAGTTCGGCCACGAGTTGTAATTGCTGGTAAGCAGTTATTTCATGTTTATAACCTTTTCTTCTCTTAGGTTTTACAAGGCGAAGCCGAGCATTCAACTCCCGCCGTTCTTTTTTACTCATGTTGTGCAGATAGTCCTGTAGCTCTCTCTGATCCATGCCCGAAATATCAGGCCGCATCACTTCATCTTCAGTATTCGAATTGTTCACAATTTCCACAGGGGGACAGTTATTGCCACAAGTCCAAGGGGCGCAAGCGCCCTTGTCGGCTGTCGCCTCCTGAAGGTCAACGGCTTTACGAACCATTTTCCACTTAACCGCGTGCGTGCAAATCCGCCCCTCTGCTATTGGTGACCAGATGCCATAAATACGCATTCCATGATCGCCATAGGCGCTCGGCTCGTCGTTAAGCTCGTATGCAGTTCTGACAAGATGATGTTTTCGAGGTACTAAAACGCCGCCCTGTTTCATGATGTATGTAGCGAAGCAACCAGCATCGGCGGCTGCAAGAACGGCATCGAGGCGGGGGTTATCCAGCACTGCGGCGCCTACTTTGCTATCGCTCTGTGCTCTTGCCGCTTGGCCAGCAAGCAAACGCAGCTCCCGATAAGCCTGACGCCCCGGAATACCAAAGAATCTGAATTGTTGCACGCGGTGTAGAGAAGCCCATGCGTTAACGTTCTCAGCGTTATCGCGTAATGATTTGCCAGTTTCTTTGCTGATTTCCCCAGTTAGACCGCGCCCATCGATATTCTTGCTGATGTATTTAGCGATGTAGCTTGTAGGTGTGCCTTCACGCGGGTTGATTAGCTCAGATTTGAAACGTGGCCCGGTGTTATTACCCAGCTCCTCACGATCTTCACGAATAGAAAAATTACGCAGCATCGCAGTTATAGCGCGGCGTTCTTTCTTACGCATGAAGCACAGAAGGTGCCAGTGGACAGTACCATCATGGTGAGGCTCAGCTACACGAACGCCATACCATCGCAGCCCGGCTTTGTGCATCGCTTTGCGGAATGCCGCGAACGTTTCAACCAGATAATTGCTGCTTTGCCTTACGGTTTCACTTGTCCATTTCGGATTAGGTCTGCCATTGTTTAGGGTTGCGTGAAAGCGTGAAGGGCAAGTGATGGTATAAAACACCGCGCAGTCACCGCGCATCTCAGCAATTAACTCCAGCCCCTTAACACAGGCCATCATTTCGTTACGGCGATGCGCCGGGTTACTGCTACTTGCATTAATCACTTCTTCCATATCCAGAGTATCGCCGTCTGCGTTAACTAACTCATGTGAACGAAAGAATTCGAGTGATTTACGGCGCTGCTCACGCTTGTGGATCACGGCCTCATAGCTGACATACGGGGAAGATTTTTTGTTGACCAGACAAACAGCGCGTAACTGTTCCTCGCGCCATTCACTGCGCATTTGCCACAGCTTGCGATACCACCAGTCAGCGCATAGCATGCGAGCCAGCGAACCGGGGATAAGCTCGTAAGGCACCGGCTTGCGGCGTCGCTTCTTACGGCGGAGTTGTTCGAAAGCAGGGGGGATAACATCAAGGCGCATGGTTTCCGCCGCGACCCTTTCCCATGACTGGCGAATTTCTTCGGGCTTAACATCATCACTAACAAACAGATCGCCGCATGCCGCATCAAGACACGAGCTCATGTGAGCAGCAACGAGAGTAGAGAGTCGCTTTACCTGCTCCTGATTCATTTCGGGAAGGATAAGCAGACCGTCCAGCCCGTCATGACTTGCCATGAAACGGAAAGAGGCAGAAACCTGACTTAACCGCACATGTTCAAGCCGCTCAAGACAAGGTCTGATTGTCTCGCGCAAATACCGTGAGTAAGCCTTTGTTTTGTTCAGGCTTTGGAAATATTTAATACGCTCAAACAGCGGTTTGCTGATATGAGCAGGTTCGGCGATAACATTGGCAATAATGACCATGTCAGGATCGAAGAGCTGCTGCTCGCGCGACATTTTTGCGCGGCTTATGATTTGCTCCTGAGCCATGTCACGCTGAACCGGATCACGGGATTCGTTATAGAAATAGCGTTCCCAAACCTGATTACTCAATTCCTCGCGGCGCAGCTGTTCCTGCTCATTGTCCGCAGCGTAGAGAGTGATCAGGTTTGAAAGCGCCGAAACCGGCGTAACTTCCGCCGGGTTCAGGTAGGGATTAACCGCTTTTTTCGCAGCATTCCACGGATAGGCTTTATCTTCCGTAGAGTTAGGCATCAACATGAACCTCACTGAGCGCCTTTTTACAAAGCATCCCCAAACGCTCAATTTTAGAGGCCATAGCTTCAAGAGAAATAATGGCAGAGTGTTGAATGTGATGATGAATCAGGCCAGATATAAGCTGGTTTATTTTTGGGTAATAACCAATAGTGGCGAGCCATTCCTCGCCAGCATTTTTGCCTGCTTTGACAACCTTCTTTTCATTCAGGATGAATTGAAACTGATCGCTGGTAATAACCCATTTGTCACCAATTTCGATGCGAATGCTCATTAGTGCAGCTCCATTGATTCGTTTTCATAACGAGTGGCTTCACGGCGCAGCAATTCCGCCGCTTCAACACCGTTTAAGCCTTTATTGGTGATATGAAATGCCAGCGCCTCAAGACGTATAGAAACAGCGAGAGCGCGACCTTTGCGCTCTTCCCTTTTGGCAGTATCAATCACGGCCATCAGTGGATCAGATTCGGCTACAAACATTTTTGGTAATTCTTTCTGCATGGTCTTCATCCTGTTTTCGGGCAAAAAAATGCCCGGCGGGTTTACGCCATTAATTTCGGGTTGGGTTAATTCGGCATTGTTAGCCGTTTGGGAAATAAGCTCACTACTGCGCGAAAATGATTCATCGCTGTAATAAGCGCTTTTTTCTCCTCAGTAGTCAGCTCACTTAATTTGAGCTCATGACGCGCGCTCGGTATTTTCGCCAGAAAGAAAATCGCTGATAAAGCCCGGCTATTTTCTTCATGTTGCGGATCGCGTTTATCACGCATATCAGCAACAAATCGCTCAAGCTCCTTGCTGCTGTCGCCTAGGTGTTTCGCGCGCAGCTCAGCAACATAGTTGAGACCGGCCAGGCGCTCACCGGCCATTAACGGCGCAGTTTGCGGCAAAGATTCAAGAGCCATGAATCCTCCTTTTTGCGGGAAGATAAACCATCCAGAAAATCGGCTTGTGAGCGGCTCGGGTGCCAGCGCTTGCCATCTTTTCCCATAATCCATCCATGACCGCAGTGCATGGCCGGGCTTTGCTTAACGAGCAGGGATGCGAAAGACGGTTCATTTTTCAACATACCCACCTCACATGAGCCCAAAAGAAGAACCGAGGCCGCTAACAGTATCAACCGCGCTGGCCATTGCAGGGCTACCTTGTAGCCTGGCCTGTAGTGCTAGGGCTGTAAGTGACAGCATGCGAATGCCAGCGTTTACGCTCTCAATCATGTTGCTTTTACGAGACAGGGTAAGACGTTCTGTCGATACCGCACCGCTTGCCAGTTCGCCCAACTCACTCATGGCGCGCATTACATAGGTTTGCAGCTTCTCTTTCGCCAGCTCGTTGACTGGCACACATGGCAGACAGTGGATCTGAGCGAGAAAACCATCAACGAGAATCGAGTCTTCGGTCAGGTCTGTGAGCGTCCAAATTTCAATAGGGGTTAACTGGTGCGGTTGTTCCGGGTTGAGCTTGTTACGTAACGTTTGAACGTTCATTCCCGCGCGCTCTGACAATTTCGCCATATTGTGACGTCGTGCGAAAGCTTGGCACGCTTCGTCAAAGTGATTATGTTTGGAAACTTGAAAATCAAACATGTGCTTCTCCTCGATATCTTAAATAATCGAGCTGTTTAAACGGGTACATAGCGGCAGTTGAGGCCTTGAGCGAGAAGTCGTGCACGGAAAGCGACCATGTTGATACGAGCAGCACCACCATCTTTTTTACGTGGCATTAGCAAAAGATCACCATCGGTAACCATCTGTTTTACAGTGCGAATACTATATCCGTAGCGTTCAGCAAATTCGTCATAAGTCATGAGGTCTTCGCCTGATGGGATTGCAATTTGTGGAGTCATAAGTGATTATTCTCGGTTAGGTGTTATTTCAGTGCATTGGCGTGCATTTTTCAGATTCAGGCAAAATCTAACCTTGTTTATTTGAGGTGTAAAATTGGATTTTTGCGTTTACTCGGATTTTTAAGATGAAACTAAACGAACTCGAAGGTGGTAAAGCTGTGTTACAGCGCATGCTGGACGCTTATGGTTTCACTATGCAAAAGCAGCTTGGCGATATGCACGAATTGTCGTCCGGGACGATAAGCACATGGATAAGACGAGATTATTTCCCTGGTGATGTTGTGGTCGCTTGTGCGTTGGATACGGGGGTTTCACTTCGTTGGTTGGCGACAGGGAAGGGCAGTAAGTACGATACTGACCACACGCAAGGCAGGATGAAGACGTTAACCCGCTTCGATATCTTTGCTGGTAATTTAGTTGAAAATGACAAATGGATTGTTGATGAGTCACTACTTACAGAGGCGTTAACGAGCCCAAAGTATGTTTGTAAGGGGCAGAGCTCTTGGATTGTCGATTTTGACACTAGGGATATCTCTAATGGCCGTTGGCTTCTGAGTATCGATGGTGATCATGACATTTACGATGTCGCGAGAATTCCGGGCAATAAAATCAAGGTGAGCAATTCCGGTACTGATTTTCAATGCGCGGTTTCAGAGGTTGAATGTATTGGCTTGGTACATCTCACTCTGAGCAGAACAAACTAAAAGAATTATGGCGATAAAAAAACTAACCTCTGGTGAATGGCTTTGTGATTTCCGTGTCGACGGAGCCGAAAGCCGTCGCGTGCGGAAGAAATTCTCGACCAAAAGTGAAGCGGTAGCCTTCGAGCAGTACTATCGTGCAGAGGCTGAAAATAAGCCGTGGATGGGCGAGAAGGAAGACCGGCGACGTCTGAGTGAACTTATTGAACTCTGGCATAATCTACACGGGCAGTCGCTGGAGGCCAGTAAATCTAGGTTAGCCAAACTACGTATTGTTTGCCGTGGTTTAGGAGATCCTGTTGCGGCCCAACTCACCGCCAAAGATTTTGCGCATTATCGCGATAAGCGCCTCAAGGGCGAAATCGACAACGGTTATCACGCAAACCCCGAGAAGTGGATTGCTAAACCTGTCACCGTAAACAGAGAGCAGCAATATCTTGTAGCCGTATTCAATGAGCTGAAGCGGTTAGGTGAATGGAGCCTGCCAAACCCTCTCGAGGGCGTAAGAGTTTTTAAAGAAGCAGAAAAAGAAATGTCATGGCTTACCCAACCGCAAATTCATGAAGTGCTCAACGCCTGTGAGACATACGGGAAAATTTACTTAACTCGCATCGTCAAAGTATGCCTTGCGACTGGTGCTCGATGGAGTGAAGCAGAGCGTCTGACTCGTTCACAACTATCTCCCCACAAACTGACTTTCACGAAAACGAAGGGAAAGAAGAATCGTACAGTACCGATCCCTCGGTGGCTTTACGACGAGCTGGCACCTTTGCAGGGAAAAATGTTCCACCCCTGCTATCAGGAGTTTAAGAAAATGCTCGCACTGACCGATTTACAGTTAGCTGAAGGGCAGAAGACACACGTGTTACGTCATACATTTGCGAGCCACTTTATGATGAATGGTGGAAATATTTTAGTCTTACAACGGATTTTGGGTCATGCAAATATTCGAGAGACGATGCGTTACGCACATTTTTCTCCAGATCATTTAGAAGCAGCAGCGGAACTGAATCCTATAGCTAGTTTAAAATTTTAATCCCTACGTTTTAAAATAATGAGGTGTGAAATGAATGAAGTGGTTGATTTATTTATAGAAGCATACCGCAAAGAGTTTGATTATTATGAGAAACTGGCTAAAACCGTCGGGGCTAAACTAGAAGATGCTTTAAATGAATCAGGTGTTAGGGCAATAGTATCTCATCGTGCAAAGGGTGTTGATAGCTTACAAAGAAAATTGAGGAAACGAGACGCTGAAGAGGCTTTTGAAAGATATAAATCTGTAAGTGACATTTATAAGGATATTGTGGATTTAGCCGGGGTCAGGGTTGCACTTTATTTTCCCGGGGATATAGACGTAGTTACAAACATTATTGATGGTCTGTTTTTAGTCAACCATAGCAAACACTTTCCAACGTATACACCCCAATCAGAGCAAGGGGTATATGAGAAAAGATTTAATGGGTATCATGCAAAACATTTTAGAGTAAAACTTGAAGACGGCTCAAGATATGCGAATAGCCTTGTTGAAATCCAGGTTGCGTCAGTGTTGATGCACGCATGGTCAGAAGTTGAACATGACCTCGTTTATAAGCCGATGAGTGGTGGAGCATCAAAAGAAGAATTGATGATATTAGATGAAATAAACGGAATGGTAATAGCAGGGAATATTGCTTTGGAGCGATTGCAGGCGGCAATTGGTGAGCGGGTTAATAGTGTTAATTATATATTTAAGAATCATTATGAACTTGCAGCTTATATATCTAAAGAACTTGGTTTTGATGAGATATTTAACGCGAAAGAATTTTATGATTTATTGGCTAAACTCGATTTACTCACAAAAGAGAAAGTCGAGGCGTTAATCATTGTGGTAAGAGATATCTTAAATGACCTTAAGTCGAAAAATGAGGATGTAACGAAGTCAACAAATGAAAATTATAAGGGGGGCTATCTTTTAGGCCTGTTAGTAAATACTATTAGTTCTTTGCATACTGAGAATGTTAGGGCCCTTATTTGCTCAGGTTATACGCCATTTGAAAGCAAAAGGATTAAGCAGGATATGCTGACCTTTGCATTTCATTATCATAATGAACCAGAGATTGTTTCAGCTTTTCAAATGGCTGAGTCATTATGCAAATTGTCTCAAGACTTCGATACCCCTTCCATTTATAGCTTAGACAAATATGATGACTTTTTGGCGCCTTTGAATGATGCCGTCAACCCGATTGAAGCCCAAGCGGCTATGGGGGCATTCCTTGAGAGCTTAAACAGAATTTCATCTGAAAGCTTCGATGAAAGGGAGCATGAGGAACTTTTGGCATTGGCACGTATAGTTGCCAAAAAAGTTGCCATGAAGGATTAA